TTCTCTCTACTTTGAGAGAAAATATGCCAATTGAGGATATATTGAAAGCATATCTTGAGGAAGGTGACGAGGTATGTGTTGATGAGGAGAAAACAGAAGTTAATGAGGTTGAAGAGGAGGTGGAAGACGATAAAAAGGATGAAAATATTGTTGTGGATAAGCCAGATGAATTACCAAATACTAATGTTAAAGGTGAATCTCTCAAATTTAATAATACAGATGTTGTTTTAAATTTCGATGATAATGCATCTACTAATTCAGTATTGAGTGTTGAACAAGAAAATAAAAGCGCACCTAAGGACATATCAACATTGGAAAAAATCAGCACACAACGCAATGAGGAGAGAAAATTAGAAGAACAAGATGACGATGATGATAGCGACAACGATAGCGATAAACTAACTATATTTGGGGACGTTAGTGGTGATGACATCAAGCTTGATATAGAGAAAATCGCTCCTGATACTATTCAATTAAAGGGTGATAGTGATATGCTTGGAGAGATTGAGATTCTTAAGTAAACACATTATTGCGTTTATCTAATTACAATTAACTATAATTATATTTTAAATCAATGAATTCAAATATTATTTCTGTTATTATTGCCGGATGCTTTTTAGCAATTAAATTATTAGCACGAAAATTTAGTAAGCAGCAAAATAATGTTTCCGTCAAAAGTATTTTAAAGGATACACTATTCGTGTTTATATCAACAATGGCTGGGTTCTTTATATATTCACAAATTGAACCATTAAGCTCATCTGTATCTAGTAGTATTCCAAATGTGTTCACAAGTGAACCAGACTTTTAAGACATAATCTTATCTATATTTATTAATGTAGATTTTTTATTAACCATTTTTCTCTTTACTTTGAGAGATTTGAAAAATGGTCTATTCAATTGATTTTGTGGTGTATGTTTATGAACATTTCTCGCAATCATTTTATATAATTTAAATCCTGGATATCTATCCTTCTCATTATCTTTATATAAAATATTTTTGTTATTATCGTCAGTGCACCACTCCATTATTATTCTACTCAATTCATCATCCTTCGCAATATCTTTAATATCCGAAAAATTATCGAAAAAGAAATCAAATAATGAACATCCCAATCTCGATAAATCAAATGAATAATTCGGCTCTAATGCGGGTTTATTCTGATTATAATATTCACCACAATTATATAAAGTGGATGCATCTTCCTGTTTATGATAACTATCGCTCATTATATTTTTACCTTTAAATGAATATATAGCTCGACCAAAGTCTATTATTTTCCATATCTTACCAAATGTGGGAACTCGATAATATTCATTATCGAATTTATATATTACATTCTTTTCCTCTGTATTGATGAACATGATATTGTTTGTATGTAAATCATTATGTGTAAATTGAAATACTTTTTGGTAGGTTAATAATGTGAAAATTACCTGTATTAGTATTGATTTCCACTCATCTTCATCAACATCGTTATGTGTCATATAATAATCCAGTGTTTGTTCCATCTTCTCTAAACATATTACTTTAACAGGCATCTCTTTAACTGTCGCTGTTATATTCTCGTCGGAAATTGTCGAATACGAATCGGACTCTGATTCGCGACCCGAGTCACTACCTGTTTCTGAACCTAATTCCGATCCAGAATCACTGTCAACACACTTGTTACCATTATCATCTATTATAGTAAATGTTTTTGATGTGTTAGATGTTCTTGAAGAACATGTTGTTTCAGAACTTGAACTAGCTGTTTTCTTACTACTTCCTCCTTTTGATATAGACGGTAAATCATATTTAAATATTGTATTAGAATCGGATAAATCAACATCTGATAAATTCAATATTTCGCTACTTTCATCTACAATTGGTGCGATAAATAACTCGTCCAATTCTTCTGATATATTACTTGTTTCCAACATCTCATTTGATACCTCATTGATTATTAATGGATTCTTATTTTTTCTGGATTCATTATCAAATAAATCGTTAAGATTCTCATCTAACACAAATAGTTTATTATTATTCTCATAAAAGAAAGATGACTCAGAGAGATACTCCAAATCCTCATAAATATTAAACTTGAAATCTCTCTTTATTCCCAAATACCCTCCGTAATATTCAATACCATTTATAAAGTTATACTCCTGCTTTAACTTTGATGTCAAGAAAGAAAAAAATCCGTCCACATAAGAAACATTATTTCTTCTCGTAATTCTCTCGTAAACATCATCATTACTCTCAAATGATGGAAGATTTATTAAAATATTAGAAGAAATATCCTTGTATTTACCATACATATATTTGACTGGATCTATAAGAGGAGAGAATTTAAAGAAAGATGATGTTGTTTTACCACCTTTTAATCCAACACTGTAAATATTATCGCTTATTTTTGAATAAACATTGGTTAACGTTTTCGAATTATTCAGATTAATTGTGTTCCAATTAGTATTATTTAGAGAGAAGAATTCATTGTATAATGGAATATAATTCTGTCCATTTTTCAAATTCACGAGATTAGAATCATCGAATGACTTAAACAAATCGGAATTGTTATTTTTTTTATAATTGAAGTCGAACATTTACGTTTTATGTATAAAATTTATTGATGTTTTAAACTTAAAATTCCTAAATAATTCAAATACTATTTAGAATAAGTATTTGAATTCGTCTCGTTTAATATATTGTTTTATAATCTAACATTTTTCTAAATGGCAGGTATGAATCTAGAATTAAAGAAATTCAATATGAATCAAATTCGATTTGATCCCAACCAAAAACAAGGTCCAGTTGTTGTTCTTATTGGTAGGAGAGATACAGGTAAATCCTTTCTTGTTAAAGATTTATTATATAATCATCAAGATATCCCAATAGGAACAGTAATATCAGGAACTGAGGCAGGCGGTAGTTTTTACGGTGAACATGTTCCCAAGATGTTTATTCATGACGAATATACTAGTGCTATTATTGAGAACATTCTTAAAAGACAAAAAATGGTTATTAAGCAGGTTAATAAAGAGAAAACTACATATGGTAAGAGTAATATTGACCCTCGAGCATTCGTAATTTTAGATGATTGTTTATTCGATGCGAGCTGGACTAGAGATAAAGTAATGCGCCTTTTATTCATGAACGGTAGACATTGGAAAATTATGTTAATTATTACTATGCAATATCCACTTGGTGTTCCACCAAATTTACGAACAAATATCGATTTTGTATTCATATTGAGAGAACAATATATCAATAATAGAAAGAGAATTTATGAAAATTATGCTGGTATGTTTCCAACATTCGAATCATTTTGCCAGGTAATGGACCAAACAACAGAGAATTTTGAATGTCTTGTTATAAATAATAATGCTAAATCCAATAAATTAGATGATCAAGTTTTTTGGTATAAAGCACAACCCCGCGGAGATTTCAAACTTGGCTCTAAACAATTTTGGGACTTATCTAAAGATATAGGAAGCGATGATGAGGATGATGGTGGTGAAATGTTTAATCCTGCTGCTACTAAACGTCGTGGTCCTATTATTAATGTTAAAAAAAACAAATGGTAATATACAAATGCTCTGACTTTAATAATATAAATTATTTAGATTTATATTATTTTCATGTTATTTAATCCTTCTTCTTATCCTTACTAGTCAATACATGTTCGCCTTCGAATAACTCAGACATAATTGCCTCTGTTGTAACAGGCTCATCTGACTCCAAAAGGGTATTCTCAATAGTTGTAATATTGCTTGTTTTGATTAAGTCACCATTCTTATCCAATCGTTGTGTCAATTTATTACCACTTTCCTTGGCCTTTTTAATATTGTCCTCGATTGCCTTCTTTTTACTATCCTTAACACGGTCATCGAACTCACGTTTAGCATGTTGCTCATTCGTTGTTTTATGATTCATTAACTCATTTAATTCCTTCTCCAAATACTCAACTTTTCCAGTCCTATATGCCTCTGGGTGCCAGGGCATCCATACACCAACCGGTCCAACAAAGATGTCATGATGTGGGTCAACTTCTCTCAACATTTTACATCTTAGTTCAGCTTCGGCTTGAGTCTCGAATGCGCCTCTCACCTTTAGGCCCCGTGTATTTGTTTGGAAATTATGTGCCTCGGAGAATTCCTTTTCAACGTCATCACCCTGGTGTTCAACAAATGTTTTATAATCATCTTCGATTGTTGTATTGACGAGATTTTCCTTCTCTTCAGATACGAAACTTTCAAAATCCGCAATTAATGCGTCTTTATCAACTCCATATTTATACGCCGTAAAATGCAAAAATTGCTGAAACTTTGAAATTGATTTACTGAAATCAAAGTATTTTAGGAATTTCTCAAACATAAATAACTCCTTCTGCTTGAGAATCTTATCAGGAGAGACAAATGATACACAAACGAATTTCTGTCCCGCGATTGATTTATCTTCGTCCAATAGATCGATATATTTAGTTGTGGAAGCCATATAATATATATATGTAGATTGATTTTAAGTATTATTTAACAATATATATATTTGATGAAATTAATTATTTTTTTCTATACTTAAATTATATAATGAACAGTTTAGGAAACATGCTTGATTTAGGTGAATTATTTCGTCGCGCAATTAAATATTTAGTTGAAGGTCTAATGGTTGCCCTCGCTGCTTATGCTATCCCTAAGAGGTCTATGAACATGGATGAGATCGCACTTATCGCATTAACTGCCGCTGCCACTTTCACTATCTTGGATACTTATCTCCCTAGCATGGCTGTAAGTGCCAGAAATGGTGCTGGTATGGGTATCGGTGCTAACTTGGTCGGTTTCCCTCGACTTTAAATATCCATAATTATTTTATTATCAATAGTATATTTATCTGCTATATTTTTGATAACCTTATTTTTAGCCTTCTCTCCTACTATATCCAATGATCCATGTAATATACTTCGTGTGATCTCTATAAATTCATCATGTAACTTATCATCATCTACCCATGTAGGATTCTTTAGTTTCCACTGCTGTAAATGCCTAATGTTTTTATCCGTTATTATAGAAAGTGATCTCTTTATTTTCTTTAATTCTTTATCTTTATCCCATGTGTTCGAGTCCTTTATATAAAATTGTAATCGTTTCTTATCGCTACAATGAAATGGATGCTGTGTCTTATCCATTTTAGAGAGAGATTTTTCAAATATATTCGTCATTCCTTTAATATATCCATTATCCTTTGTATATTTTAAATCATCATCTGTTATATGAATCTGTTCTAAAAAATCGCTCAAATTCATCGCGTCTTTACACGTCTCATTTAAATATACATTTATAGATACTTTATTCACTATTACATTATTCGTTGTTCGTGACCCTATCTTGGGTATAACATCGCGAATTATATTTGTTAATTCCGCTATCTGGTCTGATTGGGTATTTATAATCGACGTTAAATCTGAATGATATTTTTGGACATTTTTGTGAATTTTGTTTTGGACATTTTTATGGTTTAAATTACAATTTGAAATATGTCTATAATATGACTGTTTATGCTTATAATTCTTATTACAACTCTCACATTTAAACAAAATATGCTCCTTTTTGCTCCTTTTAGTCAGCATTTGGGTAGCATTATGTTTTTTGGTAAGGAGATGACGCTTGTAATTTGTCGAGTGTGTCGTATTATAGTCACATTTTTTACACGAAAAACAAATGCTCCTTTTTTGCTCCTTTTTGTCAACATTAGTCAACATGTCCATATTTTATATATTCCTATATTTTTAAATCAAAATCCAATAAATAGTGCCTTTTTTTAAGCTTACCATAAGACAAACCATAATTTTAAGGGTATCAAACAATTTTTTAGACCACGTGGTCACAAATCAACTTTTTTACGTTTTTTTGAGTTTCATTTTGAGAATCCCAGTTTTGGACATTTTTTTGTCCATTTTTCACTTTCTTAAAATAAAATCCAAAAAAAACATAAAAAACAGAATCTCATTTAAAATATAGGTGTTGTATATTTTAAATAATAAAATCAAATTTAAACCATTATGATGTATAAATATCTAATTCCATACAACACATGTAATAGCTTCATATTGGTTTGATAGTTTATCAATTAAAGATGGTATATACTTTATAGTAATATCTATCTCAACTCTATTTTTATTAAAATAAACAATTTTATTTTCTGAAATAGGGTCAAATGTTTCCAATCTATTACCTTGTAATAGAGAGATGTTAATAAACAAATTATATAAATCATCCTTATATTTATCAATAGTAGATTGATATAGATATGCCTCATAAACATTTTTTATGTATACATTATCCTGCAAAATTCCGTGTTTTTCGGGTGAATTTAACAACGTATAAGTATTAATAGTGCGTGAAACTAGCTCTTCGTTATCCATATAATATTGTATAGAACTTTATTATAAAGATTTATATTCTTCAATTTTTAGAGAATAATAAAATCACGGTGTTGGTATAAATTCCCACTTTAATTCACCACATATTTGCTTCCAAATATCATCTTGTTCCATCCTTTTTATAGGATCTTTAAGCATGTAAAAATGTTCCAAATAACTGTCTTCTTCTAATAATTCACATAACTTATATAATACATAATAATAATTCAAAAAATTTACCCTTTGTGTTGGGCAGAATTTAGCATACGGTTTCTGTATTTCTAAGAATAAATTACACAACTTAGTTTCTAGTTCAATGCTCATTGTTGGTGGACGAATTCCTAGTTTTTCTTTAATAAATGGTATATGCTCATAATATTTATTATAACCAATGTTTTTTAATATCTGTTTAGTTTTGTCATTTGTTAATTGATCTATAGTAATACGTTCTTTAATTATCTTTTCCTTAATATTTTCAATAACTTTATTATCGATTTGCGTGCTTTCTTTGGCTTGAAATTGTGCTAAAATCTCTCTAAAATGATTAATCCTTTTGTAGGCATAAAAGTTTACTTCCTTGGGTGGCTCTTTATATGAGGGTTTTTCGTGTTCAATTAAATATCTTTCTTGATGACTACACTTAACACAAACCATAATACCCTCATAATCTATTATAGATAATTCACCATTACAACGTTTACAATTTTCATAATCGTCTATATAATCGTTAACATCCATAAACTGAGTATCTATACTTGTTAAATATTTCTTGGATGAATCATTAAGAATATTATTGGTTGTATCATCCTTTTTAGAGAGATTAAAGAATTTGTTTAAAACAGTTTTCTGTAAAGTATCCTCAGTTGTTCCAATTTGCTTCTTTGATTCGAAATAATCAAACACATTTTTTGAATGATTTAGAAGATAATCTCTCTTATTTCTACCGAATCTAACAATGTTTCTTGATTTTATTTTGATATCATCTAACATTAATAATCGTTCCTCTATTCCCTTATATTGTTTTGAATGTAATCTCTCTTTTATATAATCTATTTCATCTTGTAAAATTAATGCCTTCTCATCATTTACCTTAAATAATTCCATATATTCTTCATGTTTAGTATCAAGTGTTACAGTGGATTTTTTGTTAATCTTGATTTTTTTAAGTGTTTTTGGCTTAAAAGACATTAATATATAAATACTATAATGAACCTTTAATTTAAAAATAAACAAATAACTGTTTTTAGTTAAGATTAATTATTTAATTTAAGCGAATATAACAATATACATGGAAAGAGAAGTCTTCGAAATAGATGATAAGAAATTGCAACAGATGGCATTTATTTTTAAATCACTTGATGATGGATGGAATATAAAAAAGAAGAATAAAACATATGTTTTTGTTAAGAAACATGAGGGGAAGAGAGAAGTTTTTTCAGAAGAATTCCTGGCAACATTTATCAAGCGAAATGGAGATATTAAATTGAGCCTTATTTAGGAAAATAAATAAAAAAGATAATTCGTATTTATTTTCAAAATTATTATCTTTAGGTATATTATAATAATATGGCAGGTGGTTTAATGCAATTGGTCGCTTATGGTTCTCAAGATGTTTATCTTACTGGTTCTCCCCAGATTACTTTCTGGAAGGTCACTTATCGTCGACACACTAACTTTGCTTTAGAGTCGATCGAGCAGACTTTCAATGGACAAGCCGATTTCGGTCGTCGTGTTCAGTGCACAATTAGCCGCAATGGTGATTTAGCATACCGCACCTATCTCCAGGTCACTCTTCCCAAGATTTCCCAGACCGATGCCTCTTACGCTCGCTGGTTGGACTACCCTGGTGAGCAGATGATTAACATGGTTGAGGTTGAGGTTGGTGGACAGCGTATTGACCGTCAGTATGGTGACTGGATGCACATCTGGAATCAGCTTACTATGACTTCTGAGCAGGAGAAGGGTTACAACAAGATGGTTGGTCAGACTACTCAATTGACTTACATTACTGATCCTTCTTTCGCTAATGTTGATGGACCATGTGAGTCTGGTGCACCTCGTCAAGTCTGTGCTCCCCGTAATGCTCTTCCTGAGACAACTCTATATGTCCCTCTTCAGTTCTGGTTCTGTCGCAACCCTGGTCTCGCAATGCCTTTGATTGCACTTCAGTATCACGAAATTAAGATTAACATTGATCTCCGTCCCCTCGATGAGTGTTTGTGGGCTGTAAACAATCTTGTTACTGTCGGTGGAGGCAAGGCTCAGGCTGCATACAATAAATCTCTATTGGCTGCTTCTTTGTATGTTGACTATGTCTTCCTGGATACTGACGAGCGTCGTCGTATGGCACAGAACCCTCATGAGTATTTGATTGAGCAGTTGCAGTTCACTGGTGATGAGTCTGTTGGTTCTTCTAGCAATAAGATTAAGATGAATTTCAATCACCCCTGTAAGGAGATTGTCTGGGTTGTCCAGCCTGATGAGCATGTCAACTATTGCGACTCTTTAGTTACAGATACTGTTCTTTACCGAACTCTTGGGGCACAGCCTTTCAATTACACTGATGCAGTTGATGCCTTACCTAATGCTCTACATGCGTTTAACAGTGCCGCTGGTGCAGGTGGCGCAAATGCCGTAATCACTGCATCTGGATTATTTGAGTCTGCTGGTGCACAGAATTCCAGTAGTGTTGGATGGAACGCCGGTGGTGCAGCAGGAGGTCCCAATTTCAACAGTGGACCTGTGTCCCAAAACGCCAATGTTTCTGATGCAGGTGCATTCGTTCTCGCCGAGACCGCTCTTAACATGCATTGTTGGGGTGAGAACCCAGTCATCACTGCTAAGTTGCAGTTGAATGGTCAGGACCGTTTCAGTGAGCGTGAGGGAACCTATTTCGACCAGGTTCAGCCTTACCAGCATCATACCCGTCACCCCGACACAGGTATTAATGTCTACTCTTTCGGACTCCGCCCTGAGGAGCATCAGCCAAGTGGAACATGTAACTTCTCTCGCATTGATAACGCAACCCTCCAGTTAGTCTTATCCAATGCCACTGTTGAGGGAAGCAAGACTGCTAAGGTTCGCGTCTATGCCACCAACTTCAATGTTTTCCGCGTTGTAAGTGGTATGGGTGGTCTCGCATACTCCAATTAAATGTATTATATACATATTCATATTATAAAATATTTTATATTATGAATTATTAGCAATTTAAAATTGATACCATAAATGTTTGAAATATAATGAATAATAAATTCAATCATGACAACATATATTCTGGTTGATGCGAGTTACTATATATTTTATAGAGTATATGCATTATATAATTGGTGGAAATTAACACATGATGATTTCGAAGAACACGGTGAACAACTGCATTTGAATGAGGAATTTGTTGAGAAATTCAAGGAAATGATTATTAAAAAACTTATTGAGATGCCGAAAAAGTTAGGGATAGATAAAGGAGATGATATAAAATATATTATCGGTAAAGATTGCCCTAGAAAACATATTTGGCGAAACCATATTCATCCGGAATATAAAGCAGGTCGCAATAATAGTGGAAATTATCATATCAATCCAGGTGAATTTTTCAAAATAGTATATAATTGCAATATATTTACAGAAGATAATAGTATTGATGTAGAATTAATTAGTCATCCTCACCTTGAAGCAGACGATTGTATTGCCATTACAACAAAATATTTACACGAGAAATATTCGGAAGATAAAAAGTATATTATCACAAGTGATATGGATTATTTACAATTAAAAAGAGAGAATGTATACCTATATAATTTAAAATATAAGGAATTAAACACAAAAAAATCAAGTCTAGGATGTCCCAAAAAGGACTTATTATATAAAATTATATATGGAGATAAATCGGATAATATCAGGCCTGTATTTAGACCACAGGAAAATGTTGATAGTCAATTTCCATTAAAACGAAACATGTGTGGTCCGAAAAAGACACTTTATTATGTTGATAATATTAAGCAATTAGCTGAGGATCTGATTAAATATAACGTATTTGATGTATATAAGTTAAATCGACAACTTATCGACTTTGATATGATTCCAATTGAATTCCAAAAAGAACTCCTTAATTCTATTAAGGATATTTGATTTAATTAAGCATTAAAAATAAAAATTGATTAATTTAATTTTTTCTTGTGTAACGCACTAACATACAATCATGGCACATATCTTTAGCATTGAAGGAAATATCGGTTCTGGAAAATCTACTTTGGTTGAATATTTTAAACAGAAATATGAGTTTAGAACAGAAAATATGTTTGGAAAAAAAATGATTTTCATGGAAGAGCCAGTATATATCTGGGAAACTATAAAAGATAGTTCTGGAATGAATATGATTGAAAAATTTTATAAAAATCAAGAAAAATATGGCTTTTCATTCCAAATGATGGCGTATATTTCACGGGTTTCAATGTTGAAAAAATGTATTAGAGAGAATCCAGACAGCATCATTATTTGTGAACGGTCAATTGAGACTGATCGCAATGTTTTCGCAAAAATGCTCTATCATGATGGTAAAATAGAGGACGTTAATTATCAAATTTATCTTAAATGGTTTGATGAATTTATTAGTGAGATTAAAACAACAGGGATCATTTATGTTAAAGCTGATCCAAATATTTCATATAATCGAGTCATTAAAAGAGACCGAAAGGGTGAAACTATTCCACTAGAATATCTTGCTAATTGCAATAAATATCATAATGATTGGCTTGATAATATTAAAAAAGAAGAAATTCTAATTCTTAACGGTAATTTTGATAAAAAAGATAGTGATTATGATGTATGGTGTGACTTAATTGATTACTTTATTTACGTGTCCATTAATACTATACATTAATTGAACAACAACAACATGATGAATAACAATTATTATTTTTTAGATCGGTAGCTTCATTATCTTTTATATATGAAAGACACATTAAAGGACATGTCAAACAGTGCCAAAAACATACACATAATAATGTAATTATTATCAATCCGACAATGCTTGCAATTATACTTATAAATATTTTATTATCTAAAATAGATTCATCTTTTTCTTCATTAGAATTTGCAAATACTGATAATGTAATAGATAGAATAATGAATAGCGTGTATTTACACCTTTGAACATTTAAAACGCCGACTTTCTAATATTTAGGGATAATTAACTGAATTTGTTAATTTAAGTTAATTTAAAAAGTTAATTTAAAAATAAAATATATTAACAATATTTAACGAAAATGGTTAAATATTCATGCGAACGATGTGGAAAGGAATTCTCTCAAAAATCTCACTATGATTCTCATAATAGACGCAAAACACCTTGTGAAAATAATGCTGATAAAATTAAGGCTCTTGTAGATAAAGCAGTTGAAGAAAAAATAAAAAAATTAAATAATAAAAATTGATTGTTGAAAATAAAAAAGTAAATGTTAATACAGACACACACTATGGAACATCAAAACCCAAAAGAAGTTGAATATTCAGAATTATCAAGAAAATTAACAACAAAACTTAATAAAAAAGAAAAGAAAAATAACGGTATTTACTTTACGCCACCAGAAACAATTTATAAAAATATTAAATTATTAGAACCATTTATGAAAAATATTACAAAAGTTTTAGAACCATCTTGTGGTTCTTGTGAATATATATTAAGATTAAATACTATAAACCCTAATATTAATATTACTGGTATAGAACTAAATAAAACTATATTCGAATCAATAAAACATTATGATTCAGATAATATTACTTTACTTAATAAAAATTACTTGAATCATGAATTTAATACAAAATTTGATTTAATTATAGGAAATCCACCTTATTTTGTAATGAAAAAAAAAGATGTAGAAAAATCATATTATAATTATTTTGTTGGAAGACCAAATATATTTATATTATTTATTATCAAATCTATGGAACTATTAAATAACAAAGGAATTATAAGTTTTGTACTACCAAAAAACTTTCTAAATTGTTTATACTATGATAAAACTAGAAAACACATAATTAAAAATTATAATATTTTGAATATTATAGAATGTGATGATAATTACATTGAAACACAACAAAATACCATAATACTTATAATACAAAATGAAAAACCCACAAATAATATACCGTATAGTATAACAATTTCTGAATATACTATATTTGGAACTCAAGATAATATTAAATTTATGAAGACATTATACAATAATTCTAAAACACTATTTGATTTAGGTTTCAATGTTAATGTAGGAAACATAGTTTGGAATCAATGTAAAAAAGAGTTAACAGATGATAAAAATAAAACACACTTAATATATAGTTCAGATATTACAAATAATAAACTATCTATTAAAAATTATTCAAATAAAGAAAAAAAAAATTATATAAATAAAAAGGGAGATAATTCTTCACTATTAGTCATTAATAGAGGTTATGGTGTTGGATCCTATAAATTTAACTATTGTATAATAAATGAAACTGATAATATAAATTATTTAGTTGAAAATCATTTGATTTGTATCAAATATTCTAAGTTATTATCAAACGAAATTTTGATTAAAAAATACAAACAAATTATTAAATCGTTTACAAATAAAAAAACTATTGAATTTATAAAAATATATTTTGGTAATAATGCTATGAATACTACCGAATTATGTAAAATTCTTCCTATTTACGATATTTGAAAATTTTGATTTTAATACATTATACTATTTTGATTTAAAATATTAAGTATATCCTTCTTTAATTTTGGTACTTTAATGTTATTATTTACACATATTTTTTTTAATTCTTTTACTGTAGGAATCTTTCTACTTATTTGAAAAGCAGGAAATTGAAGACCACAACCGTTCTTAAATCTCAATTTTATTTGTAATTTCATACCCAACGCTGTTTGATAAATATAGTTAGTGTTGTCCTTTTTAACAAGTTTACATATTTTAAATACATTTTCATTTAATGTGTCATAATAAATTTTATTGTTACAATAACACATATAATGTTTATCTCTTTGACTTTTTAATAAATATTCTGATAATTTATCTTTATCTATCTCTGTAAGTTGAATAAATTGTTTAATTGCTTCTTTGTCGGTTTTTTTGCAGTATTTATTAAAATTTTTATCCTTGTCGTATTTTTCTTTAAATTCTTTCATACATTCTACTTTATTATTATGAATTTTTTTATAGTATTCTTCTTTAACCGGCATTACTAAATTACTAAATTTAACA